CTAAAAAAGACGAAGAGACTGCTGAAAAAATTGGAAAATTATATCATCAAGCAGTTAAAACAGCTATGCCTATATTAGTGCCAGGAGCAACATTACTAGGTGGTTCCGCAGCACCTGTCATTAACGGATTCAAAGCGTCTTTTAAATTAGGAAGAAAATTAAAAGGTAAAAAACCAACACCAGCTGTATGGGCACCTGCAGCTTCCGGGTTAGTATTATATTGGACAGGCAAAACATTTTCACCAGTGCCTCCGCCTACATGGGTATCTGGAACAAATCCTGTTACAGTACCGGGGGTGCCTCCAGCTCCTTTAATATATACTGCAATGCAAGCTAAAACACCAGAATTAGTTGCTTCTGGGTTAGTAGCCGCATTTACAACTCATTTATTATCAGTAAGTGGTATCTTTACAGGACCAAATGCAGCGTCGGCCGGAGCTCCTGTGCCATTTCCATGGGTTGGCATAGCCTAATTTCATGTTAACTGATATTTATTAAAAAGGGATTTTTCTATGGAAAGCAAAAAGTTTGTAAAGTTATTACGTAAAATAATTAGAGAAGAAGTAAGTCGTGCAGTAAAACAAACACTTACAGAATCTAATATAAATCAAGTTACTACCAGTATGAATTTATCTGAAATAACAGATGATCCTATGCCTAATAGGCCTGTTGCTAAAAAGAAAAAATTTACTAAAAATCAAATGTTGAATGATATATTAAATGAAACAGCATCAACACCAGCATCTCAAGAATTGGCAGATTGGAGTACAATGAATTATAGATCAGAAATGGCCGAATCATTTGGAAATAGACAATCGAGCGGGCCTAGAATGCCATTAGCAACAACCGGCATTAATGGAGAACCAGTTAATATGAGTAATGAAGGAGTTGCAACAGCTGTTAATGCGATGACAAAAGATTATTCTGCATTGATGAAAGCAATTGATAAGAAAAAGGGTAGATAATAAATGGCTCGAACGATATATCAAATAGCACCAATTGAATCTGGAGAACAGCAAGGGGTTGGTATATTACTACCAATGAATAAATCTGCACATGCAAATAATTCTCAATTAAATACATTGAGTGGACAAAGTTCGTTAGTGGGTAGTGATTATAAAGTATCAAATGCATCCGGAGGAAGTGTTTTTGCATTATCGTTTACAACAGAACAACAAGCAATATCTAACTTAAAAAATTTACTTGCTACATCACGTGGCGAAAGACTGATGCAACCATTATTTGGTACAAGAATAAGAGAAGCAGTTTTTCAACCAAATACTTTAAATTTAGAAGAATTTATTCGAGAAACAATTACAGAATCTATAAATAAATGGCTTCCATATATTAACTTAGGAGATGTTGATATAATACGAAATATAGATCAATATTCATTTGCGATACGAGTTAACTTTTCAGTAACCGAAAATGGTGCTAATCGTGTAATAATAATATTAGCAAATGAAAATAATATTAATGTTGCTTCTGAAACAACTGAATTACCTGAGACGTTACAAGCGATTGGAACGTTTGGTGATACATTTGCAGCTGGAAGTTATTAAGGAGACAATATATGGCAGATATGATAAAAAAAGATGTTAGATATTTAGGAAAAGATTTTTCTCAGTTTAGACAAAATTTAATTACTTTTGCTAAACAATATTTTCCTGGTACATATCAAGACTTTAACGAATCTTCTCCTGGAATGATGTTTATAGAAATGGCTTCGTATGTAGGTGATGTATTATCTTTTTATTCTGATCAAAATTTTAGGGAATCTTTATTAACAAGTGCTCAAGAAGATTCAAATATTATAGCATTATCACATTTGTTTGGATATAAACCAAAAGTAGGAACACCAGCACAAGTTACATTAGATTTATATCAATTAGTTCCAGCAATTGGAACTGGAACAAACATTGCCCCAGACTATCGTTATGCACTTTCAATTCAAAGTGGTATGGTTGTGACAGACGACAATGGAGAAAATCCATTTAGAACTCAAGAAAATGTTGATTTTAATGATAATGCAGAAGTATCAGTATATGAAATAAATGGAGCCGGCGAGCCTACAAGATTCACATTAAAAAAACAAGTAACTGCTCTTTCTGGTGAAGTTGTTACTAATGAATTTTCATTTGAAGATCCAAAACAATACGATAAAATTTTATTACCAGAAGATAATGTATTAGAAATACTTTCTGTAGAAAGCGATACAGGATATAGTTGGAAACAAGTAGATTATTTAGCACAAGATACTGTATTTGAGGATATTGCTAATATACCATTTAATGATCCAGAGCTATCTGAATTTAGATCAACCGTACCTTACATATTAAAATTACGTCGAACACCTAGAAGATATGTGGCACGTATTAGAGGAGATTTACGTACTGAACTTCAATTTGGTGCTGGTATTTCATCTGATTCAGATGAAGAAATAATTCCAAATCCTAAAAATGTAGGTTCTGGATTAGAATATTTACGTAGAACAACCACATCTGCAATTGATCCTACAAACTTTTTAGCTACTAGTACATATGGATTAGCTCCTAATAATGAAACATTAACTGTAACATATACGGTAGGAGGTAGTTTAACAGATAATGTACCAGTTAATGTATTAAATACGGTTGGCGAAGTAACATACTTAAATGATAATCCTACAATAGATTTAGATGATACAAAAGAAACATTAGCCGTTAACAATGCCCAGCCGGCGCAAGGTGGTAATAAACGAGAAAGTGTTGAAGCTATTAGACAAAATGCTATATCAGCATTTGCAGCACAAAATAGAGTTGTAACTAGAGAAGATTATATAGCAAGGTGTTATGCGATGCCTAGTCGATACGGAACTGTTGCAAAAGCATATGTAATACAAGATACTCAACAAGATACATTAGATCAATTATATCCAAGAGATACAATATCTAATCCATTAGCATTAAATTTATATGTATTAGGATATGATGTTAATGGCAATTTGACGCCATTAAATCAAGCTTTAAAAGAAAATTTACGTACATATTTATCAAACTTCAGAATGTTAACAGATGCTATTAATATAAAAGCTGGACATATTGTAAATATTGGAATCGATTTTGAAATTATTCCGCAGCCAGATTTTAATTCAAATGAAGTTTTAATTAGATGTATCGATCGTTTAAAGACGATATTTCATAATGATAGAATGCAAATAAATGGAAGTATAAATAGATCATCATTAATATCAGAATTAGATAAAGTAGAAGGAGTTCAAAGTGTATCTGATATAATTATTTCAAATAAATTTGATGGAAGTTATTCAAACGTTGTTTATGATATCGAAACTGCAACAAAAAATAATATAATATATCCATCTTTAGATCCAATGATTTTTGAAATAAAATTTCCAGATTCTGATATTAAAGGTAGAATAATAAAACCATAGGGATGAGATATGAATAGAATATATTACGCAGAACGAGATACTACATTATACGAAAAACATACTGAAAGAAATACTGGAATTGACGAAATTTTAGAATTAACTAAAGTTCATTCTGGATCTCGTTCTTTTGAAATGGGTATTGATTTAGGTATACAATCTAATACATATAATTCTAGAATATTATTAGATTTTGGGTCTCAAATAACTGAGTTATCTCAATCAATAGTATCTGGAGAAATTCCATTATTAAACAATAGTAATATAAAATCAGGATCAGTATTTTTAAGTTTAAGAGCAACAGAAGCATCTGATTTATTACAGACATATTCAATAAAAGCATATGCAGTTTCTGAATCATGGGACAATGGTAATGGAACATTTTCAGATAAGCCAGAAGCAAGAATAGGATCTTCTTGGTTATATAGATCAGGAGACGCAAAGGCACAAACAGCGTTACCATGGAATACGGGATCTGCTCATAGTGCTAATACATCATTCGGATCTACAGAAAAACAAGGTGGAGGGGCATGGATAACAGGTTCTGGTTTTGAAGCAAGCCAATCATTTCAAAATGAATCTCCCGATATAAGAATAAATGTAACTGATATTGTTCAGAGTTGGTTAGCAGGAAGTGCAACTAATAATGGATTTATTATAAAAAGACCTCATGCAGATGAAATAGATGGAGAGGCAAGAGGTTCAATTAAATTCTTTGGAAGAGAATCTCATACAATATTTGTGCCAAAATTAGAAGTGGTATTTGATGACAGCTCAGGTCAACCAGCAAATCCTATTTCAAGTAATACATATGTTCCATATTTTAAAAATATAAAAGCAGAATACAGAACATCAGAAATTTATAGATTTTTTGTAGGAGTTCGACCAGAATTTCCAAGTAAAACATTTGTAACCGGATCTTTCTTTTTAACAAATGATCAACTTCCTGTATCAAGTTCATATGAAATTATTGATTCTATAACAAATGATGTTATTATTAAAGATGAAAAGATATTTGGTAATTCAACTACAAAAATATCTAATAGTAATGCAAATGGTAGTTTCTTTGATTTAAGAATGGATTCATTCATGCCAGAAAGATATTATAAAATAAAGTTAACATGTAGA